GTTGTTATGGCGTTTGCTCCCCCGTGTTCGCGGGTTTTTTTTTTTTTTTTTTATATTTGCGGGTGGGCGGCCGTAAACTACAGGAGGGATGGCCTTAGTGCCTCCTGGGACATCAAAACAGCGCTGGTCAGATTACTCCGACGTCGCCAGTTATGCTGACAAGGTTAGTATTGTCAACCAGAATGAGTGACTGCATGACAGGATTGTCAAGATCGTCCATGGGGCGGAGGCCGCGCATTGCCACTATCCGCTTAAGAGCGGTCGCAGTAGCGCGGTCCTGGGGGCCAAGTGACGCACAGCGGACGAAAGCGCCACAGCCCAACAAGTGGACCTGGTCGACTACGTCCTCCAGCGACAACCCATAGACATTCTCAAATGCCATCATTTCCTCGTCTTTATGGAGCGCACGTCCGGGCTCAAGGATGCTCTGTCTAAGGACCGTGGGGTCGAGACAGGGCTTCATGGCCTTGTGATGCTTTTCCACGAATGGGGCCGTGGACAAGCGCTCTGAGTAATCCAGCAAAGGACGAGACAAGCTCGGGAAGTACCGCATTTGATGTGCCAGACCGAGATAACGGCCTGCCATATAATCGCGATCGCTGATGTCCGGGTTGTTGTTCGCCCGGACATTCAGCTTGCATGCGTACCTCCCAAATTTGGGAAACGGCACCGCCTCGCCGTTCTCTCGAACGACGACGCGCGTCTGCAGGAACGTGGCGTGGGTTTTGGAGGGCAGTGCCACCTCCAACTCCATGCCATGTTCAGCTACTGAGGCGACCAACTGCTTGGCCACCTGTTCTACTTCTGGCTGTAGGTCGCCCGCGGGCAACCACACCTTAGTGTCGTCTCCATACGCTAGGACGACCGCACGGCTGACCTTGGCCGCGAGGAGACCACCCACTATAACGCACAGTGCGTTGAACGTGTTGCCGATTGTTCCGGCTTCTTCCCCCGAATGTCGCTGTCCGGCAATTTCAAATTTCATGCCGAGTGTTCGGGAGAACACGTTTAAGTGGGTGAGCTCTAAGCTCTCGCGGACAAACCAGTCCGGTGCGCCCATGCGCTTGTACCACAAAGCCTCGTATTTCCGGCCTTCGCCGGGCTGTGTGGCATCGTTAGACTTGAAGTCGCCTTCGATGATCTTGCCTTCGCCCTGAGTGGTGCGAGCCCTCAATTCCGCGATCTGCTTGTCGGATTCCCCACACGGGAAATACATCCGTATGGGGTGAGCCACGGCGTCGTCAAACGCCGGGTTCTTTTCCGATAACACCATGGTGGCACGGTGTTGCAGTTCGTTCGTCACGGCGCCCATGATGACCGCCGTGCGAGGGTTCCCGTTGTGGATCAGCCTCGGGGCTGACCCTAGGGCCTTGAGCAAAATTTCGGGTTTTGCGAAAACCTCCCTGTCCTGATATCCCTGCGCGTAGATGGGGCTATCGAGCACCTCGCGACACGCTGCAGCCTTCTCAGGCGCGTACAGCGCGAACTGGCGTTCGAGGAACTCGCGATCGACGGCGATGGGTTTCATTTGAGGAGTAACCCCCATGAG